TTGAGCCATGACCCATAAAAGATACGAATTAACCATGAATGCTATTAGCAGAAAGCAGATAGTTATACTACTGTAAATAACTTTGTGGTACTTTCTTGCTACTGTCTTTTTCTTCCTGACACACTTCCACAAGTTCATCAAATGTAATGGTATTACAAGTTAAGTAATATGCTTCAAATGCTTCTTGTACTGCTTTTGGCACTTTTGGCAAATGTGGGTTTATGTCTTTCCCTGCTTCAACTACAAGTCCTAAACAATTATAAATATTAAAATTTCTGTATTTATAAATTAGTGTAGAATAAGCCATGTTTCCCCTATTAGTTGAATGTTAGTCTACTCTCAACTAATAGCATTCATATACTCCAGATTTAATTTTCTAAGAACATACTCATATAGAATCAAACTAAGTAGAATGTTTGGTACTTACCAATTTGTAAATAATTTGAAACAGTTTTTTAAATTGCGTTGAATTCTTTCATACTCTAGCAAGCTTGTTGTTCTAAGCTTTATGCTGTTTCAAGTTTTCAACTGGATTGAATGTTTTCTATAAGTAGATAATGGCTGAACATTGAATCTTTAAATATAAAATATTTTCAATCGTTGAGTATGATTAGATCATAGTTGAAAAAGTATGTCAAGTAAATAATTCAAAATAATTATGTACGTTGTTTTGCCTATTGTTTAACGTACAGACAACAACGATCTAGACTAACAACGTACAGCCGATCTAACCGATCTAACCGATCTAACCGATCTAACCGATCTAACCGATCTAACCGATCTAACCGATCTAACCGATCGAAAAGAAAAAACATAGATAAAGAGAGAAAGAGAGAGAAAGAAAAAAAAATAAAAAAAAAATTACAAACTGCTGGCAATTATCTTGCTGCTGCTTAAACAATTTGAATGTTTGGAACTGCTGCAATTACGTATCATGTAATAATATGGAGTAGAGCGGCCCAAAAAAAAGGTATGGGGGATACCCGTCCTGGGTATAACGTAATACCCTCTCAGATTTTTTCCCTACATATTCATCCAGACATTTGGTGTCTCAACAAACTCTTTATTAAACACTCCTGCAGTAAATCTTTCAAGTTCCTCATCCATCAATCTATCTTTCCTAACAACCACCTCTTTATCTGCATCAGTAGCCATCTGTTCGACCCAATAACCAACTGCCATTTGAAGAGCATCGAGTCTATCGTCATGAATCAGAGCACCTTTATCCTTTGTAATCCTAGTCATCTGGTGAAACAGCATGTATTTAGCTTGACTTTCACTAGGATAGTGTCTAACAGTCTGTATATCCTTCTCTATCACCTGTGGATCTACCACTAATCTATGTTGATTCATTACAGGTTCAAGAGTATCTATGATTCTTCTCTCTTTCTGTATATTAGATCTAACTTCTTCCATTCTAACATCATATATCTTACTCAGAATAGGCTTCCATAGCTCCATGAACATCCCATCACCAAAGTTAGACTCTATCAACACCAGATTTACTTTATTACGTCTGGCAATGATTGAGAGTGCCTGTAGGTTATCTTGTTTATATCCACCTTGCAGTCCTCCACATTCAGTCAGGTACAGAATACCATTCAACATCTTAACAACTGCATAACCTGTCTCATCTTTACCTCTACCACTAGGATCGACTGACAGGACACTACCAGTATATTCCAACCAATCACCTATTTTCTTTTGTGGAGAGTAGTAACCATCACCAGGAAGACCTACATTAGGCAGTTCAGTTAATTTATTTTCAGGATCTCTAGACCACACAGGTTTTTCAGGTGCTTTATCACCATCCAGAGACATAACTATCAAGTCACTAAGTTTAAGAGGATACCTATCGGCATCACTAAGTGAAGTATCGAGTTGAAACTGTAGATTAAATCCTGATCTACCATAGGAAAGTTCTCTCTCAGTAAGATCATCATCATCAAATCTCAAAGGATCAGTAGGTTCTCCTGTTTTACCTTTCTTATTTCGTATAAAAGGTGCTAATCTATTTTCATATCTTACTATTTGTTCATCGGTAGGGTATCTACTAGGCCATATTTGTACTTCATACCCTCTCTCAGGTAGTGTTTCATAGAGAGACATCTCAGTTTGAGGAGTTCCTAGATAGATTATTGATCCATCAGGTTTAAGAATAGCATCAAACTCTTTGACTGCTTCCGATAATTTATCTCTCATTGATTGAGTCATTGAGTTATTAGGAACCTCCACATCGTCTGCCACGATAAGATCTGCTCTACTACCAGCTAACTGTCCTGTTATACCTACACTTTTAACTGAGGGAGAATGTGAAGCTAATGCTGGCCCTACATCGAATGATACTTTTGATTGTCTCTGACCTTCAGAGGATCTAAGGTGTTGAAGGATAGGTATTTCGTGTATGAGTCTCTGTGTAAAGGTTGAGAAGTCATCTGACCTGACTTTTGAAGCACTTACAACTAGAACTTTCATTTGAGGATCAAGAAGGAGGGTATGACAAACGAAGGCAGATGTGATATAGCTTTTCCCCACTCCACGAAAAGCTTCTATCACTCCACGTTTAGGTTTGTTCTGTAGGAATGTTGCAATGTCGTATTGCACAGGGGTAGGATCAGGTAGGTGTAGATGTTTCCAACAGATAAAAAGGAAATTACGAAAGTCCTTTAACTTATTATCCATTATTTACATCTACAAGGATTACATTTACAATCTTTACATTTACACATATCATTTTCTCCAATAACATGTTTTACAAAGTTCTTCCAAAGGTACAAAATTTAGAATAGGAGTATCATAATCATTATTATCATTATGATTATCTATTTTTTTATTTATCATTAATAAACGAGGTTTAGGTTTCTCTTCTACTTGTTTAGGTATAGGAATTTTCTTATCAACACATGTAGGACACTCTCCAGTTTTAGTATTAACAGCACAACCTTCCATAGCCTTACACATTCTTATAATAATATACTCATTACTAAAAGAGTGGTAAGGTAAAATCAGTATAGTAATTATTATTAATAATATATATTTCATTGTATCTATCCTTCCTTTGTTTATATATGTTTAACCCTCCCCCTATACTATAAGGGGAGTTAATTAAACATGTATAATAATATCAATGACTAAGGTAATCTGCAATAGCAGCCTTAATTGCATCTTCAGCAAGGACAGAACAATGTATTTTTACTGGTGGTAATGATAGCTCTTTGACAATATCAGTATTTTTAATTGTCTGAGCTTCCTCTATTGTTTTCCCTTTTACCCATTCAGTTGCAAGGGAAGATGATGCTATTGCTGAACCACATCCAAAGGTTTTAAACTTTGCATCCACTATTTTATTATTCTCAACCTTGATTTGGAGCTTCATTACATCTCCACATTCAGGAGCACCCACAAGCCCAGTACCAATAGAGCTAGTAATCCCCATGCTACCAATGTTTCTAGGTCGTTCATAATGTTCTATCACTTTCTCAGAATAAGCCATATTACATTACTTTTATCCAGTATTATAAAGAATTACTTCGTAAAAGTGATCAGGATCAGGATCAGTAGGAAACCTATCTTCAAGGAAATTCTCTTTATATTTAATAAGTGTAGCAGTATATCCTGCCGCCTTTGCTATTTCTGAAAAGTCCTGTGAAGGTATGTATTCAGACAGTTCCTCTACATCTAATTGCCCTATATAGTCTGGAGATCTATTTTCAGACTGACTTTTTTGTAGTTCCTTTTCCCCAAACATTGAACCCACAGGATCACCTTCTGTAGGAGAGGACATATTGTACCTATCAGAGAGAGTACCTAAATCAAAAGCATGTTCTATCACAGCTTTAATTTTTCTATCGAAAGATTCAAGAGTCATATCTCTCTCCCCTCTCTTCTTCTTACTATTCTTTACAATCAAGTCTCTAGTAGTTTCTAAAACCTTATCATAATCTTTAGGATCTTCAATATGTACTGTATCAATATTATACCTAGTAGTTTTTAGAGGTTTTTTAGGTGCTAAATGTACCTGGAGTACTTGAGATTTATCTTCAATACCTTTCTGTCTTATTTTTTGTATATCAGTAGGTATAACTTCTTTCATTCCATCATTTCTACTTGGAGAATAGGGAACTGCATCTCCAATTTCAGTTACGAAGTAGTTTCCACTTCCCCAATGTCCATATTCTTTTTTCTGACTTTTAGTTAATTCAAAATGATCTTTCTTATTCCAAGTAGTTCCATGATAAAAGGTTATAGGATCTCTATAGGTTACACCATTTTGATAAGTAGTAGTATTTCTAAGTTCATCAGCAAGAATAAGTTTACCTTTATGATTTTTTGACCAAGTGAGTAAGTCTTCTCTTCGTATTAATGGATCAGGATTAACTTCTGTATCAATAGTAGGTGTTTGGAATAAATTTCTATGGAATGTATCATAGACAGATTCAGGCATAGGATAAATTCTTTCTCCTACTTCACCTTTTTTCCATGTTCCTGGGCCTGTATCTCTACCTAGAAATTCCCAATTTTCCTTTGCACTTCTAGGTTCTTTAATTACTTCTTCTTCAGCCATAATTTAACAATCGAAAGAGGTTTTACCTTTTGCTATATCTTTCTCACTAGGAAAAGGCATACTTTCCATTAGTTGTTGGAGAGCATTATCATTAACAGGTAGAGCAGTTATATCATTATCTTTGAGGAACCTAACTGCAACTGCAAGGTCAGCAGGTTTAGCTTCTCCTGACTCTATCCTAGTTAATAGTTCGGTAGCAACTGCTTCATATAGAGTATTAAGTTTATTTGTTTCCATTTAACATTCCTTATTTATATATGGTGTAAAAATCTCTACACATTGCCAGAATGATACACTCTGAGTATAACTTTCATGCCAGTAGCCGAATTTATGAACAGGAGTAGAGGTAGTACAGCCTATTATGATAAATGAGATGATGAGTATTAGAAACTTCATTTTGATTATATTGAAGGTGGAATATAATAATTACCAAACATCTTCTTCTTCATTGCTTTTAATCGTGCATGAGGAGGTACCGTATATTCCAGAATTTCTAATGTACTTGGTTTTCTACCTAGATCTTTTTTTGCTTCTTTCTTTGCTCTAAATATTCCTAATACACTTGAAATTCCAGAAAGTGCTCCTATTCCTTTACCTGAAGGTTTCCCACCTCCTTTTCCTCCTGATCTTTTTTTATTTAATTTGTCAAGTTTTGCTTTAATAATTTTAAGATTAGCAATCTGTTTAGCAGTTATTGGTTGATTACTTTTTATTTGTTTATCCATAAACTCAATATACTTCTGTTGAGACTCTGGAGATAGTTTTTTAAAGATTGGATCTGTTCTAGCTGCCTCTACTGCTAATTTATCTCCATAACCATATTTAATTTTTGTAGTAATACTATCAGGAGATGTTACAGTTAGTGGTATTTTTTTAATAGGAATAACTTTTTTAGATGGATCTGGGAAAAGTATCCGTAATTTCTTTCTAGTTTTGGGATCAAGTTTCTTTACAAATTTATCAAATGGATTTTTTGTTTTATCTGCCATCTAGTAACTCCATACCCAAGGTCTATTATCAGAATCTATAGTATCCAAATGTATGAACCTGGATTTATGTTTACCTTTCTGACTAATTCCAATCCCTTTCCATATATTACAACGTATCATTGCAAAGCTCAGAATCTCGTGAGCTAATTTTCCACTACATAAAATATCAATAGCTTTTCCAGTAGTATGCGGGCCTTCCTTACCTGTAGAACTTACCTTACTATTTTTTTCAGGGCAGCGATACGCTGACGAGAGAGAAATTGGTTTACCTATTGCATCTCTAAGTCTCTGTAAGGCTATCAATGTCTCCTTGTTAAACTTGTTTTTCCCACAGCAGGAGCATGATAACTCTTTACTACTAAAGTTTGCTGATGATATTCCCATATTATGTAAAATCCTCATCTCTTAGGTGTTTAGGATTACATGCTTTTCGTAGTTCTAGGGATAACTTATTAGATCCTTCTGGTGTCATATTATCCATCACTTTTGGTTCGTAGTTGGCTCTTATGTGGTCTACATAACAATCACATACAGGAAAGTAAACATCCTGTCCAATACTAGGATTTATATTACGAAATGATACTGCACAAACTTGCCATAGTTCTCTTGTTTGTTGAGTGGAGAATTTTAACTTTTCTTCAGCAAATACCCATTTAGTAGGAAAATAGGAAATACCTAGTAAAAATACTATCAGTATAATTATAATTTTTTCTGCTAGTTTCATTCATACCCTACATGTGTTTTTTATATTCTGCAAGTATTTGATCGTCTAATGTATTGTCAGTAGATTTCACGAGTCGTTCCAAAAGAATCAAAATTACACGTTTTAAAAGTTCCTCAGAAAGCATACTCATACAGAGTGCCTTAACTGTTCCTCCGATTAACGGAGCTAATAGTCCTATCATTTTATCCCTTTCTTGTTGCTTGAAGCATTTCTAATTGTTTAGTTGCTTCGATTTCACGTTCTATGTTCTCTAGTCTTGCTGATACACTTGCCATGTGAGCAGAACATTCTG